GTCGGAAACTCTTTGATGATGAGTCGTCCTAGCTTCATGTCCTTGTATTTCGCCATGACCTCATCCTTGCGATCGATGACTTGATTGGACTCCATGTCGCAGAGGTTTGAATCGTATCGAACACCTACTGCTGTTTCAGAAAGTTCGAAGGTATAGTGGAGAACGTTCTTGCCCGCCTTTAAAGCATTGGCACCGAGCATCGTGAGGAAGTGGGACTTACCTACGCCAGTCGCGGCAACAATAACGCCAATTTCGCCCGCGCCGAGACCGCCATTCATGATCTCCTTACGATCAAGTTCATCAATGCCCGTTGAGACGCAGTTTCTTTGAAGGCGTGTGAACCTAGCTTCATAATCGGCAAAAAAGTCATGCCCAAGCTGGGGTGCTGTGCCAACAAGAACAGCTTTCTTAATAGATTCTACGATGGACTCGTATCGCTCAGCTGCAATCTGATCAACAGCATCTTCAAGTGCCTTCTTAAGAGCTTGCTTTCTGCAGAAATCAAGCGACTTATCTTTGACGAATTGCAGATCACCTGGATCTGGGTTTGCTTTCATGCGCTGTAGATAATCAATGATCTGATCGCGGAGAATCGTATCAGTGCCTGTCTTTAGATCATCTCTGATGATTGTGATCAGAAGCTGCAGCGTTGGAAACACCTTGTACTTTTTTGCGTATGAGAAATACCTATCGGAGAGAAATTTAAGGTAATTGACTTCAAAGTAACCGTTGTCGATAACCTCCATCATCTGCTCTGCCCACTTCGTATCGGTGAGCAGTGCTTGCACAAGCTTTTCTTGAAAAGTCTTGCCAAACTGTCCGAAAGATACAACTCCAGTCTTCAGCATTTGTTCACTAACAGTCATGATGCGTCCTTGTAGCGTTCTTCAGTCCTTCAATGCACGAAAAATCGTAAAAGAATCTATCGACATCAAAGTCATTGATTCCTTCTTTTATTAGAGACTTGATGAGCTCAATCCTATTCGCTCGAGGTACAAATGTATCCAACACATTTTGTAATCTTGAAACCTGATCTCCAGAAAGCATGCTACCGTCGAGGTGGACTAGATCCCAGTTTCTTCGAACTGTGTTAGCTTCACTGTGCACTCTCTTGTAGATTGCACTCTCTGACACATGACTCGCAGCGTAGTTTAACACGTCTTGCAAAATGACAGTATCTTCTTTGCCTAAGAACGGAAATTTTGCTGACACTGTCTTATAACCTAGTCCCTTCACTCCCGGTATGTTATCAGAGGAATCTCCGCACAGTGCTTTTGCAATGGCAAAATTATTGACATGTATTCTGTACTCTTTTAGTACATCTTCTCTTGTGACGATCTTCTTTCTGTGAGTTGAATAGATCTCAGTATTCTCGTCTAGAAGTTGAAGCATATCCTTGTCAGAAGATACGATTATTTTTTTAGTAGATCTAAAGGGCCCTGTGCACAAGAAGGCAATGATGTCATCACCTTCGCAATTGTCGACGTAGACTTGGCACACAGGCACCTGTTTGAGCATTCTGAGAAGGGCCATAAGCTGATCTTTTTTATTCTTCTCTGTATCAGGAATGTCCTCGCCGTAAAATCTGTTTAATTTCTCAGGGCGTTTATTCATCTTGTATTCTGGGAATAATTTGCGTCTTCTCTGAGAACCTCCGCCCTCCCACGCAACGTACACTGCTGAGGGTGATAATTCTCTGACTAGACGCTGCAAAATCTTGAGAAATCCCACACAACCACCGACTTGATAGCCATGAGCAGACATCTGCGGAAATGCTGCCCACGAACGAACAAATAGATTCATTCCGTCTATCAAGATAATGGGTCTCATAGCGCTATAATTGCTTGCAAGAAATCATCTTTACAATTGTTAAAAATTGTCAGAGAATCTGAGAAGCAATCAAGCAACCTCTTGCAACTGCGTGCAAGGGATCAGCAGCATGTCTCACTTCTTTTACTGTGAGCGGAAAACCATTTTCTTCAAGCTTTGTCTTAAAGAGGTCGACAAAACCTTTTGGTTTTGAAGTGCCGCCTGCAAGAACAACAGGTATGGGATCTTTAAACTTCGGCAGAGCCTTGCTCTCTTCTAAGGCACTACTGAGCTGCTTCGTCGTGTAATCAATGAGTCTATCGTAGTATGATGCAACTGCGGCGAGAACTTGGTTCTCATTATCTTGCCCAACAGTGAAATCTCCATTTTCCTTTTCAGCTTGAACAACAGAGTCAGTTTCTCCCGTTGCTACAGCAGCCATGCGATCAATCCAATCGCCTGACTTTGTTGTGGAGAATTTTAAAATGGGTTCACCATTAAGCATAACGCAGACGTTCACCATTCCTGCACCCCAAGATAGAGCAACACCTGTGTAATCATCGTCTGCAAGCTCTGAATAGCACAGCGCTTCTGCTTCATTGATTGACTTAGCATCGTAACCACATTCTGATAAAACAGTCTTGACAACATCTTCATGATAGCCGACATCAAAGTCTTCATCTTCTTGGTCCACGGGTTGTGCAGGTATGCAAAAAACAAGCTTCTCTCCCGACTCTTCGGAAGTGCCTGCAACCTCTCTTAAAATATACGACAGAATTCTTCTAGCTTCTTTTTCTTTTGAAGAAACCACACCTTTGTGCATAGGGCGCTTCGCAGAATCATTTCTCTCTACAGCTTTCTCAATTGCATCCTTGCCAAGAATAATAAAAGATCCGTCGACGTCTTTTACAAAGACTTTACCTGCAAGACCTTTTTCTATCATCTTAGTAGCAATTGGAGTCGTTGGCTTAATTACATAAAAAGCGTCTCTAAAATCTTTATAAACAACCTTACCTTTACTTCCTTCAGATGCCAAAACAACAAAAGAAGTACCTACATCTAGACCCTTCGCCATATTCAACCTTTCTTCTTCTTTAATTTAACAAGTTTTGCAGTTTCATTTTCAATATTATCATTGACCTCGGTTTTTACACCAAGCTCATAATTTTTTTTAAAGGAGTCTGTAGAAACTTTGGTAACAAATTTACTATCATCAATTAAAAGTTTCTTTTTTGACTTCTCTTGTTTTTCTTCATGATTGAGCTTATCAACAAAAGACTCACACTTCTTATCTTTTTTAAAGATTCCTAAAATAGAGTCGACCCTGCCTAGCGTGTAACCCGCAACAAACAATAAAAAATTAAAAATTTCGCTAGACTTCACAAGACCTCATTTTATTAAATATCAAGATGAAGAAATACCTGTACTGCCAAATCCACCTTCACCTCTTGCTGTGGAAGAAAGATCTTCTGTCCTCTGGAAGATCGCTTGAATAATCGGAAAAAACATTAATTGAGCAATCCTATCACCCTTTTTAATGTGATAATCTTCTTTACCTGAATTAAACAAGATGACCTTTAGCTCTCCCCTGTAGTCAGAATCTATCGTGCCCGGGGCATTTAGAACAGTAATTCCGTATTTCGCAGCAAGACCTGAGCGTGGGCAGATATATGCTCCAATTCCATGAGGAATTTCTAACTTTAGTCCTGTTCCTACTAATGCTCTTTGACTGGACTTAATGACAAGATCATTATAAGAATGCAAATCACATCCTGCAGAACCGACTGTTTGATACGTCGGTATTTGAACATCATCATTACAAGATACTTTGATCCAAATCGGATTGACCAATCTGCCAGACTTTTCACTCATCACCATCCTCCTCGTCATCTTCAATCACTGATGCTTCGTCATGAGGCGGACCACTAACAACGGTGAGTGCAGAATCAATAGCTTCCATAAGCCATGGTCCGTGCTTGTCATCTCTCAGCAGCGTTCCAAAGTCATTCTTATAGAATTTCTTTTCAACTACAACTTCACCAGTCTTGTCATCAATTACAGAAAGCTCCTTCCAGGCACTGTCTCCTGCGATCTTAATAGATTTACCCTTTCTTTTAACTGGGCCCATATCTTTGCAGTGATTTCTAACTTCGTCAAAGAGATATTCATCCTCGACGATACCCTTGCCAAATATGATATCAAATTCGCACTTGCGGAAAGGAGGCGCAACTTTGTTCTTCTTGATCGTGCAGATGACATGAATTCCAATTACATTGCCATTTTTGTCCTTAACTTGAGTACCGCTAGTTAATTTTACTCGAAGCGACGCATGATAAGGAATGGACTTACCGCCAGGCGTGATGTCAGGATCTCCGTGCATCACACCGATTGCTGTTCTCAGCTGATTGAGGCAAAGAAGCGTCACGTTATTTTGACCGATCACACCTGTAATCTTTCGCATACCCTTGGAGATTACACGTGCCTGCAGTCCGATTGTATTGTCTTCATACTCACCATCAAGCTCGGCTTTTGGTGATGTCGCAGCTACCGAGTCCCAGACGACTAGAATCGGAACATTTTTATCAATAATCTGCTTTGCTTTCAGAATCGTAGATTCAATGATGGAGAAGACTTCTTCTGTGCAGTGTGAGTCGCAATAAACAAAGCGTTTACGAACATCAATGCCCATGTCGGCTAATTTCTGTGGACTCGTAGCATTTTCTGTGTCAATGTAGACAACGAGACCACCAAGCGACTGTACGACAAGAGCTGCATGATAAGCAAGATGAGACTTTCCAATAGAGGGAGGACCGCTAATCTCGATAATTCTGCCCTCAGGATAACCGCCAGAAGTAGTATTTCGAATTGCATAATTTAATTGAATTGAACCAGTATCAATCCAGCGCTTCACAATAGTTGGTGCTTCATCTTCAGATAGATTGAAAGCAATCTTTTGACCAAATTCTTTGTTAAGTGCCTTGATCAAGTCATTTGTCATTGAAGCAACTGTGTTATCTTCAACATCAATTTCTTTTGATTTCTTTGCCATTTTAGTCTCTCTATTGATTAACAATACTAACTTAAAAACCTAAGTTTGTTTTAAGAAGAAAAAAAGAAAGCACTGCGCAAACACAGTGCTTTTTTAGACGAACTCACCTAAAAAACTAAGAGCTATTCACTCATTAAATCTGCAAATGCTTCATCTAGTGACTGCTTCTTTGAAGACTCTTTCTTTGACTTTTTCTCAGCAGGAGTTGATGACTTTAGCTCTGCAGTTAGAGTATCAAGTTCATCCACGGGTGCTGTACCCCTATCAGTTCCATCAGACTTTTCAGAATCAGTCGACGTGCCGCCCGACAGCCAGTTATTGAGAATAGTCTCAATCTCTTGAGTGTTCTTTAGACGATACATGTCGTCTAGGCTTGGAATTGAGTTTAACCATTGGTCAGTCACTTTCGCATCCTCGTGCAGTTTCGTCGGTCGCCGTGCTGGATCGACTGATGTATCATTGAACTGCTTGCCTGGCTGCTTTGTGATAGAAACCTTCAGATCGAAGCCTTCAGTCGGAGAGAGAATATCACCAACGTCCTCGTCAAGGAAGAAGCCAAGCATGCGTTGATACACGAGCTTGCCGAAACTCCAGATTTGGACACCTTTATCTTCTTCACCTCGAACGATTACAGGTGCATAACAGCGCATCTTTGGAGCTAGCTTCTTGGCGAGAAGTCTATCATCTGGTTTACCGCTGCTGTAAAGCTTCTTAATAAGATCATTAATTGGGTCTGGTTTGCCAAACTGATTGGGCGCCAAGATGCCAGCATTCTCACCAATGTAATAAAACCATCGCTCCGCGAAAGGTTGCCCATCAGGAGCATTCTTCCAAGGTAGGCATCGGATCTTGTGTTCACCGAGGCTCGGTTTCCACAATTGAACAGATGATGTCTTCTTCACGCCGCTGAGTTCTGCTACACGCTTCTTAATTGCTTCAAGATCGATTGCCATAATTATTTCCTATTCCTTTTCCTATTAATGTAAACGTTGACCAACGTTAGACAACATGTCTTCGTCAGCCTAACTCCTTGTTGATGCGACTGTATACCGACCGCTCGCGAATGTTCATGCCGTATTTTTTAATGCGAATATTCACTTAATGCGAACGTGGTTTTTCTTGTGCTTCTTCACTTTCTTGCCAGCCACTGGGTGTTTGCCCGGTTGCATGTCGGAAGACGAAGCACCTAGCGGTGCAGTGAAACCACCACCAGGGGTGAGGCTGACTGCGACAGTCGACATCTCGTTCTTTTCTTCTTCGTCTTTCTTAGACGACTTCTTTGACTTTCTGCTACGAAGCTGGTTGGGAACTCGAGCATCTCTTAGTTCACTCAACACCAACTGTAGAAACTCTCGCAGAAGATCTTGCATAAGTTGTAATTATACAGACTCAGGTGTCTTTTTCCTCTTTAGTTGCGATGATGTCAGCCTGGTGCACAATGTCCGCGAGAAGAGGCTCCTTCATCTTGTACGGTGCATTTTCCTGAATATATTGTCCATCATTCAGCTTAATTGCAAGCCACTCATCTTGAGTCAACTTGAGGGAAAAATGCTGGCACAACCAGACACCGCGGTCAGGCACTGTCATGTACAGAATTTCCTTGTTGTGTTTGTACATCTCCCCCAGCTTCTCGCGATGCCAATCGGAGTCTTGTAGAACATAGTAATCGTTCTCGTGATCTCCTACCTTTCCAAGGTCATGGAAGAGGCATCCGATGATGAGTGACTCCTTAGGCACAGACCATCCAAAAGTCTTACACAGCTTCATTGCATAAGATAGAACACGCAGAGAGTGATCTACTAAACCGCCTGGGAAAGCTGCATGATATTCTTTGCGTCCGGACGCAGGACACAGTGCTAAGCGCTCTCCCAAGTGGTCGACAAGAGCTAGGGCTGCTTCAGATCTGTCACCAAGTTTCTCGCACAGAGAACGAAACTTATCAAAATTGGCTGTGATTTCTTCAGGTGTTAGAGACATAT